GGATAGATCAGATTGAATCAATTTATAAGTCTTGTCTTGCTTCAAGGCAAGTTCGGTTTTTGTCGCACTTTCAGCCTTATCCGACAGACGTTCAGCAATCTCTTGTGTAATTTGTGTTGTATGCCCTGCCACTGTTGAACTTAATCCAGTGGCATCCTCAACGATCGGGTGTCCATCTAACAACCCCGTGAAGTTACCACTAGAAGATAATTTACGATTTACCTCTAAATCAACCACGTCAACTTTTAATAAGTCCTCTGCGGTAATATGGTTATTCAACGTTAAAACCTCAGCCGTAACCCTAGCATTAATCCCCGTGTCATGCCCCGCTTCCCTAGCATCCAGGGTATTAAACGACACAACCGTTTCATTTGTCTTGTCCGCCGTCTTCGCCACTAATTCCAGAACGCTTAATTCCTCCGAATCTAATTGTACCATGGCCGCCCGGTGTAAAATCCAACTGTTAATTTGATCCATTTAATCCCGCCTCCTCTTAATATACTTGCATAAACAAGTCGTTTAAACTTTTAAAGACCTCTAAGTCAATATTCAACAAGGCGTCCCGATAATTCTTTACGGCATCCGCATCCGTTTGGACCCCAATATTACCCGTCATTGTTCTGCTCCATCCATTCGTTGATTCCCCGTGATTGACCCCTGTCGAACTTGCCGAATCGTCATCTATCGTCGATACAAAGGCGCTAGTGGCTAAGTCTAACCGTCCCTGTGGTGTATCACTAAATAACTTCTTCGCCGTGTCGGTCGTTCCATCGGTCCCATCGTTCGTCGTGGCCCCCGTGTACGTTTCAACCACATCGTAGTTATCTAATATCCTCAACACCAACGACTCTGTTACATACATTTTATTAAAATACGGCATAACTTCCCTCAATCGGACTCCCAGATTAAATATAAACCGTCCGACCGTTTCAACCCCAATTTCCCGAAAATAGAAATGCTCTAATATCTTTTCTTCAAGGATAGGCCGATACAATTCGTCATATATAGGGTAAACCATCGCATTGAAAATATTAATACCATTTGCCTTAATCTGTTGGAGACTTAACGTGTATTGGCTCGACACTTCCCTCAACCCCTTCTCTACGCTTAACCGACACATTACACCCAAACATAACATTAATCTCCTTGCAAGCAATTTCCCTCGCCTGCAACATATACAAAGCGTTAAAATCGACAAATGAATTATTAGCGTTCACCTCGTCTTTGACTAACCGCTCGCGTTTATCGGTATTAGCATTATCAATTCCTAAAAAACTCAAAGCATCATTCCAAATATCATGTTTAAGATCCGCCAGCTTATCCGCCACGAACGGGGCCGTAATATCTAATACATTCAAGCTATCCACGTTTAAACTTTTATCAGCATAAATCGCCGGAACGTTCCCATCAACTTGCCGAAAGATATTTTTAAACGTGAGTATATCCTTATCATCACACACCACGATCCGGGGTGTCTTTTGGCTATTCACGTTCACGTCAATCGTTCGTTCGATCCCTGCGATCCGTATAGCGAACATCATCAAGTTATCATGGGTATTAACCTTCAAAGCGTTATTCCTGATGTAAACGCATTCCTCGGCCTCGTAATGCTCGTTATACTCATTACTACCCATACCTTGATAAGCTAAAAACTCCCCGTAAATATTAAAACCACCAGCCGGAGCCGCCTGAACACAAATCAGTTGATCACTATACTTATTCTTACAAAACAAAGCACCCCCAAACGTGTATAATAACCGCTCGATATACTCGGGCCTCATATCCTCAGGCAAACCCTCCCATTCAAACATATTTAACGCTAAGTTCTTAAGCCGCTCATAAATCAGTTTAACATTAAAATCATTCAGCATATCTTCAATCGTCAACCTTCTTGCCATTCGTCAACCCTCCTTCTATAGTAAACTCATTTCAACGTTGTCATATTGATAATTAAGGGGAACAACCCCAGCACGGTTATGCCATATAGTGACTCCCCGGTTATAAATCGCCTTAATCTTTGCCAGATCCCCTGTATCCATATCCCCGTCAATATTTACCCCAATTGTCTTAATGTAGTTGTAATAGTACCGACTCCTAAGATCAGGAACCTTTAGCTGACTTGATTTATAACCATACATGGCGAAATAGGCCCCAGCAATCCCCAAAATATTATCAGTCACCCTAAAGCTCATAAACATTAATTGAGTATTCCCATCGGCCATCTCAAAGCCAATATTGTTCCCCCACTGTCGCACCGAAGGGGGTACGTTCTGCAGGTCCTTTTGTTTGGCTATTTCATTGGCAATCCCTGCACCCACGGACATAATGGCACTACCTACACCCACAGCGGCCCCGATAGGCCCCATGGTTACGGCCGACCCTATAGCACCCGCAACCCCTTGAGCTACATTGACCGCAACCCCTGTGACAATTTGAGCTTTATGTGAGAGCATATAGGTGTAGTATTCGTAGTTCTTTAGGGGTAGGTCACTCACTTGGGAATTAATCATGGAATGGATCTTCCCTGTGGTTTCTCCCAGGTAACCATTAGAGATGAAATACTTTGTTTTGGCATTGTGAGAAAGTGTTTGGGTTACGCTCACTTCGACGGTGGCTTGGTCTAAGTATTCGTTTTTTAGGATGAACGGTTCTGCTTGTAAGTCGGTTAGCATGTTGTAACGGTAGGGGTAAGTCAGTAGTTTTGATTCGTTTGAGTTACTCCGAGGGTTTCCAGTACCAAACGAGGTCGGAAGATTATGGAATGCGTGTTTGTTTGCCGTGCCTATAATCGCTTTACCGGGGGTGTCTCGCATAACCCGGCGTAGGCTAAAGGTTTGTGCTCCGGCGGCATCCGAGGAACGCCATGTACACACTTGGAGCCATGCTGATATTAAATCACTAAAGGGTAGAAAAGGAATATAGGAGACAGAAATAATTTGTGGTTGGTCGGCGATGAGTAGGCACAAGGTTTGAGCATCCATAAAACCAACTTCGGCGGCTCTAGGAATGAGATAATAAAAAAAGGGGGTCGGCGTGTTTTGGATAGCTTGGGCGGGTTCGTTTGATGTGGTATCAATTTTATCAGTGGTAATAACTAAAAAGTATTCGCCCGCATTGGCAATAACTTGCTCTCCTTCTTTTGTGTATTCTTCGCCTACGGTTACCGACTCATCTAGGGTATTGTAAATGGGAGCACCGGGAGAAGACCAACGGTTGGAATGTTCACGCTCGATAAATGAGTCATACCAATGCACATCAAAGGCGTAGGTTTGTAGAACATCGGTTTCTAAGGTTAGTGCGGTGTTAAATTCGTTGATGTAGGTCTTTTTAGTGATGAAGGCATAGATCCATTTAGAGGTATCATAATTTTGATACATCACGTAGTTATAAAGGTTCATGGTTTCGACGTTTAGTTGGACTTTTAGAAACTCATCTTTACGGGTGTAGGTATTTTCGTCAATTGTGACGGCGGTTTTATTAATAAAGTAGTCGTATTGTTCTGCGAGGCTTGAGAAGTCCATGGTGGCTTCATAGTTGGTATCAAGAGGTACACTGTATAATAAGTGTAATGTTCCTTGAGGTAAGAAGGGCATCGGGGTGTTCCTCCAATCTTTAGAAATAGCCTGCACAAAGAAGTATTTGGCAGGCTATTTTATAATTTTAGTTATTATGGTTGGCGAACAAAACGAACCGCATTTTTGAAGCGGGAAAGCGAAAGAATTTGCCAAATTTGCAAGTAATAAGTTGTGAACATACCTTGTGGGTTTCGGATTGATTCAACTTGATTTAAGGTGTCGTAGACTTTGAAGAATTCTTTGTCCATGAGAATTCCTTCGGTATTTGGTAAGCTCCCGAAGTCATCAAGAGAAACGATTTTACCTTGCATCGTGGTTTTATCCATATTGAAGGCATGGGCAAGGACTTCGGTATCAATTTCCACGAGAATGTCTTTATTGACCAGTAAGACGCAATCCTCAGGCATGCAGTAAGTTTTCACCCCTGCTGAGTTATACTGGTTCGACATGAAGGACATATCCTGAGCGGCCTTTCTGACGGCTTTAACAAAGTCGGTTGCGGTGGCCGTGTCTGTGATGGGTGCAACTTCATAGTCTTTATATTGAGGGATAAGGCCCGTTGCATCGTCCATATAGGTGGCGAGCAGGTTTTTCATGAGAATATATTCTTCGTCGTTTGCACCTGAGTACATGGACTGGATAAGACCAGCAACTAACGACTGCACGCCAGCGGCTGAACGAAAGGCACTTTTAATTTGAGCATCTGAAACGGAAATTTCATATGTCGACTGACGGTTTTGAGTGTGGTACATAACTTTGACGTTCGTTGGTTTACGGCGTCCTAGTGGGTTAGCACCTGTGGGATCGTAAACCACTGAATTGACTTGCTCAATAAAGATTTCTTCAACCGTGGCTCCGAAAGGTAGTAGTCCTGATTTAAAAGGGGCAAGGCGATTGATGGCAATTTTTTGGTTGAAAATAGTTAAGGCAATTTTAGTGACGAGCGTTCCAGTGAACTCATTCAGGAGGGCAGGGAAGGTAAGTAAGGCGGTACCAATGGCGGCAATGTTTGTGCGGGTTGCGGCCGGGATACTATCAACGTAGGCTGTAGAGGCGGAATCTCGAATGGCGTTAAGCATGGCTAAAGTTACAACGGTTTGTGGCATGTTATAGTCTCCTTCTTAATTTAAATTAGAACTTCATGGTTTTGGCAAAATCTTCTAGGGAGAGTTTGGGTTCATCGGGTTTATCAGGTTCCGGGGGTGTGGTAATTTTTAGGAATAGTTTTTGATTGTGTAGCTGTAGTTCTGTTATTTTTGTGGCTTGTCCCTCCTTATCAGTTGTTAAGGTAGCTATGGACTCTTTTAAGGTCATAGCATCGGTGTCAAGGGTGGCTATTTGTGCTAAATTAGCGGTATTGACTTCACCCAGTCGGATGATTTCGGCCTGCATTTCTTCGAGGTTCAAGGGGTGTTTACCTCCTTTATTTCTTAATTAAGAACGTTTATTATATTATACAACTTATACTATATAATGGAAATAACTTTATTTTAATTGTTTGTGATAAACCTGTTGACAGCGGAATATATTGGGTATAATATGTAAATTACGGAGACGGACAAGCCGCTCCGCAACATAATGGTATGTGTTAATAAAACGAAAGGATGGAACCCTTTGGTAATAATTTGTAGGGATTGCTCATTCAACTTTAGACCATTAAATTTGTTGCCGTGCCGAGAATGCGAGCATAGGGAGACACGGAGGCCTGAGGGCTTTGGCACTCGTCCGTGCCAAATGAGTGTCGAGCCTAGAACCAACGACCGAACGGGCTAGGTTCTAGGAAGTAAAGTAAAGAAAGAGGTTAATTTAAAATGAGTTTAAAAGACAAAGCGAAAAAGGCCAATAGTTCAAAAGGAATCACGTTCATGGATGGTCGCGAATTAGGTCAATTGCCAAGGGGAGTCGTTCAAACAATCAAGGACTTCGGTTTCATTAAGTCTAAAAAATCTGACCATATGTCCGTTATTGAACTGGCCGAATACCCAGAGCATTTTTTCTTTGGGGGTTCTATTGTGAGCGATAAGCTGAATGAATTAGAGGCAACACTTGAGCCAGACGATGTCAAGGAAATGAACACGGTCGGTATCCCAGTTATCTTCACGGTCCATACAAGCAAAACCACAGGTAACGAATATGTGAATTGTGAGTTTTACCCCGCTGGGTGAGATAGGGATCTCATCCCAATGGAACGATAGGACGGAGAAAAGGACGGCGTAGCCGTCCTTTAACGAAAGGGTGTTTGTGATGGACTGTTCAACTTGTGCAAATTTTAACCAATGCCACACGGGTGATATTCAACGGCTTAAGGAATTGAATTGCCCTAATATCAATTTGTATATTAACGCGTATGAGAATAAAGATACAATGGAAAAAATCAATAAGTTGTGCGACACTTGTTTGTACCGGGGTCTTTGCGGTAATTATTGCGTGGCGGTTAAAAAGGTTATTCATAATATTTAATTAGAAGGAGATGTTCAGTGATGGAACCACTAACATGTATCTTGGTTTGTTTAATGTGCTTGCAGCTTTACTGTGAAGGGTATGCAAGGGGGCGAGCCCGATGAGTATAACTTTCAACCATCATACCTCAGACCATTCGGTCATCGGTTCTCGGTTCGACGCTCGTCCGCGTCTCATACCTCATATTTCAGCTCGAAAAATTGCGATTTTATGTGATCCCGATCGGACGTTTATGCTACCATTTCGGAGATGTTTCACGGTCGATGAATTAGACACTGGTTATAAGGAGGGCAATTATGACAAGCAGTGCCCGAAAAAAGTACAAACGGGCCTGGTATTTGAAGAATGTGGTCGGGAGGCCAGACGCTATGGAGGTTAGCCGTAGTGGCGTGTATCACGACGTGACTAATTCACCACACATTTATGTCTCAGAGTACGGCGAAGATTTAAAATTCTCTAGTGCTAAAAAATTAGAAATGTTTGAAAAGCAACTGCCTGAGCGAGTGCGAAAAGTACAGAAGGTTGTTTACCTGCTGAATAGTTATTTAGGGTCCGTCTTTAAAATTAGTCCCTCGGTTATGGCTAGAATTGAACAGACCTTGTATTCTGATATCGGGGTTAAGAATGATCGTTATATTTAGGGGGAACTTGACTTGATGGTTAAGAAGCCGTATAACTCAAAACCTGCCGGACGAAAGTCCGGCAGTAAGAACCTTATAAAGGTTAATAATCGCGGACGGGTTGAAAATCAACACGGGGTGCAGTTCACAAAGGGCGAACAAGAGAAACTTGTTAAGCTAGCCAATCAAGCAAATTATAAACGGGGCAAGCTATTAAAATATGAAGAAAGTTTACCCTTATACGTTGCGGGTCAAGACATGCATAGAACTTTAGGCGAAACGTTTTCCTTTATGGGAAGAGAATCAGATTTTATTCATAAATCAAAGCAAAAAGGCCTGCAACGGTTTAAGGACCGTAAAAGTTTTGACCACTACATCAAAAGTTTAGAGCGGGTACTTAGGACCGACTACGAGGCAATGCGAGGCAAGCAGTATAAAGACAATCACATTAAGTCAATCAAAGAAGTGTTTGGTGCAGAATCTAAAGCCATCGTGAAACGTCTTAAGGCGATGCCTGTCAAGCAGTATATGGATATGGTTCGCATGGACGAGCATTTAACGATTGATTATGTGGACACGGATAGAACGGATGCCGAAGCGTTTATGATGACAGGATTAAGGAGGCATGAACAACTTGCAGGAATTACAACAAGTCTGGAGTCGTTTGAACAGGTTAAGGGAATCGGTAAATACGCGGTTGATTACAATCCTAAGTTCGGTGAAACGGCGATTATTAAAAAGGGTCGAGGAAAGAGGTAGAGGCGGCGGTAAGGTGCTGGAACTAGTGGGGGATTTTGAAACAACCACAGACCCGGATGATGTGCGGGTATGGGCTAGTTGCCTTGTGAATATCGACACATTAAAGGTTGAATTGCTGGATAACTCCATCGAGGCGTTTTTCGACTACATCAAGGACAAGAATTCAAAAATATTTTTCCACAATTTAAAATTTGATGCCGAATTCATCCTGAGCTATTTATTGACCCATGGGTTCACACATTCAGACTCTAAGGCTAATAATACGTTTAGCACCTTAATCACAGATATGGGCGTATTTTACTCCGTCACAATTTACTTTGAAAAAATGAAAAAAAGTTATAAAAAGTGCATTTTGCAAGACAGTTTAAAAAAACTACCGTTTAGTGTCTCAAACATTGCCAAGACCTTTAAATTGGAAGAATCAAAATTAGAGTGCGACTATAAGCTATTTCGAGAAAAAGGACACAAACTAACCGACGATGAACGCGAGTACATTGTAGCGGACTGCATGATCGTTGCTAAAGCGTTGCACCAGCAGGTTTCTGAGGGCCTCACAAAAATGACCATTGGTGCCGATGCTCTGGACGGATTCAAAACTAGTATTAGTAAGAAACGATTCGAAAGATGGTTTCCCGTGCTACCTTTAGAAGTTGACGCTGATATACGGCTAGCGTACCGGGGCGGCTTCACGTGGCTAAACCCTAAGTATAAAGGTGCACGAGAGCATGGGCTTGCTTATGATGTTAATAGCTTATACCCGTCTGTTATGTATCAGAAATTTATGCCGTTTGGTTATCCTGTGGCCTTCAATGGGGAATATACCCCGAATACGGTCTACCCGTTGTTCATCCAGACCTTTTGGTGTGAGTTTAAGCTTAAAAAAGGCTTCATACCAACGGTGCAGTTAAAAAATAACCGTTCATTTATTAGCACGGAATACTTAACGGACAGTATTGATAAGGTAACTAAGATTAGTATTGTTAAGCTGACTATGACGAGCGTGGATCTAGCGTTATTTCTGGCCCACTACGATGTTTGGAACATGGAGTACATTAATGGCTATATGTTCAAGCAGTGCCAAGGTGTGTTCAATAAATACATCGATAAATGGGCTAAAATAAAGGCCGAAAGTAAAGGCGGCGCACGTATTTTTGCAAAATTAATGCTCAACAATTTATATGGCAAGTTTGCTAAGAATCCGCTATCAATTCAGAAAACACCCTATTTAGACGATAAAGGCATCGTTAAGTATCATACTGAGGAACCAGAGTTCTTAGATTCCGTGTATACTGCCGTAGGTGCCTTTATTACAGCTTATGCCCGGGACAAGACTATTAGGACAGCCCAAACAGTTTATGACCGATTTATGTACGCTGATACAGATTCTATTCACCTAACTGGTTTTGAGATCCCTTTGAATATCACAGTTCACCCGACAGATTTAGGGGCATGGGGCTTTGAGGGGTACTTCTCAGACTCGAAGTTCCTGCGGGCGAAGAGCTACATGGAAACGCCGTTTATACCCATTAGCGAAGGAATACAGCTCCGGCGGGGGCTAACTTATAACAAGGTGCTACAGGGTTATGATGGGTTCCCCGTCGTCAAGTGTGCGGGTATGCCTGAGAATGTTAAAAAGCAAGTGGATTATGATAACTTCACGGTTGGGAGTACATATACCGGGAAGTTAACGCCGAAGAGTTTTCCGGGTGGTATTGTACTGAGGGATACTGAGTTTACAATAAAACACTAGCGTGCTGGCTCGAGAAAAGCGTTTCTCGATGCCAAGTGGAACGGAGGGGTGAGATGAATCGAACAGAAGAAAAATATATTTCAAAGTTATGGTTGGAAATTGAAGAGCTACAGCACCGCATAGCGGAAGTAAACAAGTTACAAGAAGAAAACAAACGATTACAGGAGCTTGTTAAGCAACTAAAAGGAAAACGAGACTGAATATAAGTATGCTTGGATGATACTCCAAAAAAATACAGATAACCATTGAAATAGCGTCCGACTAGATGTCGGACGCTATAATGTTTTACGATGCCTTGACGTTAACATGTATTAGTTTCAAGGTTTCCAACCCGTTTGTCATGAGTGCCTTTTGTCAAGGTGGAACCACTCACGGCGTAAAACTATTTAAACATGAAAGTCACTGCATGGTTATTGTAACATAAAAAAGAGGCACCTGTCAAAGGTGCCTCTTTTCTGTAGTACACATAACCCCGATACATTTTTTCTCACCCTTCCCGTTTAAGACTTTGTAATTTATAATATAAATCATCGCAAGAACAGACTTCGCGATCTTGAGCGTGAGGACAATTAATACAGGTATATTGTTTAAACGCCGCCAATAAAATATCGATCTCTTTATCTGTTAAATCCATTATTTCATCCCTCCCATAATTCCAATTCTATATACTAATTATTCAGTTTCTTACATGACTATAGTTTACAATAAGCTGTTGGATTGATGGCCACCCGTTGTGTGGGATCTGGCGGCCGTCCCATGCGTGGAGCTGGATATTGACCAGTGTATAATCTAGAATTAGATAGGATGCAAAGAGGCATAAGGCCATTAGGATTACGATGGTGATGATCCACCTTTTTTGTGTAATCATGGCAATCGGTTGTCGTATTTTACGCATGTTAGTATCCTCCATTCTTTTTATCTTGTAACATTTTTAAAGTAACGGGGCACTCAGGGCAATACGTGGTAGGGCAGTCCTTGAAGGCTTGGCACTTGCTCATTTGATCGTCGTGGATGGATTGTAGCAGTACTTTACGAAACATGTCTTCCCCTCCCGTCCCATATCCACTGGCAGTATGATCTATCTAAATACTTCAATGTGTATTCACACCTTAAGTCATTCAATGCGGGAATCCAGTCGCCATCGCAAAGTACAGAAATCAAAATTGTAGTATCTTTCATTTTATATCCTCCTTCATCCACTTAATATACTCGTTTTGTAGTCGAGCTAAATGACTTAAAGGCATTACTTTGACCTGTTCTTTAATGATACCTTTTTTAAAATACAGCCACTCATAGAACACTTTGTCGCTAGTCATTATATAAATCCTCCTTCACTTTAAAACACGCCATCCGAATAAACTGGCTTACTGACATCTTGTTCAAACTTGCAAACGTTTGGATTGCTTCCCATTCCCCATCGGTACATTTAATTGAGCGATTCTTCTTTGCTGTTAAGTTGAGAGGGGGTCTTCCTGCCCCCTCGCGTTTACCACCAGCCTTAGACTTCGTCTTCGGTTCGTTACTCGTCCGTAACTCATTAGTCATTTATATAATCTCCCTAATCTTGAAACGACTTTTACCTATAATGTATGTTAGAACATTACTAACAACTCTACGACCACCATTAACAAATGCAGTAACAACAAATTCCTTTTTCATGTAATAACCTTCTTTCAATGTTTTACTTCTTATATACATCTTAACAGGTTTATATGATTCCGTCAACACTATTTCAAAGTTTATTATATTAATAATAAATTCGGGATCTTATGGGTCTTGATCTTAAGTCGTTCATACCTATTTGTATTAATATCAAGTAGATAGTATTTATCAGTTTGTATTAAGGCCGGGAAAGTAATTCCTTCAAGGGTATGCCTTGGTTGGAATAATTTAACTTGTACTTTAGCAGTTTTTCCCATATAATAAAGGTACGACAGGCCTACGCATGGGCGAGTGCGTTTCAATAGCTTGAGCCTCCACAGGGTGTACATGACTTGTTGGCATTTGCGCTCGCTACTTGTTCCATGGAAAAATAAAACTTCTAATTGATTAGTTGTCAGGGGTCCAATCGTCTGAATTAAATTGAGGATCGACTGGCGCCTTTTCAATCCGTAAAGTGTCTGGTTCAAGGGTTTCGACCTCCTTTAATATTTTGACACAAGTTTGGAGTTCTTTAATGGCTTGATCTGCGGACGTGTACATTGTTTGTACAGTGGTTTCCTCATTGCCTTGCATGATTAAGGCCCTGCCTTTAATGAGTGGTATACGGCATGCAGAGGTGTTGTCTTTACCGAGAATGGCGGCTGACATGTATCGATCCGACACATAGAATGCCACACGCCCAGCACATAGGTTACGGGTTGCGGTAAAATTAGGCCAGACTTTACTGTTCGGATCTTGAGTAGCGAGGATTAAGGAGATCCCGGGGGCACGGCCTACCCGAATAAGTCTGTTAATCAAATACGTACAGGCCTTATCTTCGATTTCGTTGAGTTCGTCGACGATTAAGACGATATAATCGAGATTAAGGTTTAAGGTCGGGTCTTTTTCCACTGTAGCCCTGTATTCTTTGTAGTCTTCGTAGAGTCCTGAGAATAAGGTTAGACGGCGTTCTTGCTCTGCTATGAGGTTTGTGAGTAGGGTTATGGTGGTTGATTCTTCTAATGATATGGTTAGATAGTCTGACAGACCTTTCTTCGCGAAGTTAAGACGTTTATGGTCAACCACTCGGACGTCGCATCCTGCCTTTTTCAATGTGACTGCGGAACCTAAGAGGAATGAGGTCTTTCCGAACCCCGTCATACCACCACAAAGCAGGTGTGGTAAATTGGTTAAGTCCAGTACTAAGTCTTTGCCATTGCCTAGTTTACCACAGGATAACGGCGCG